TTAAACATGTAGAGGTGATACATCGCACCATCGACCAAAACGGTGTCAAAGCTAGAAGGTATCCTAGTTGTGTCATCATGGTTGGTGAGATCGGTGTAGTTTAAGTAATAACGGAAGCGCACCGAATAGCCCGCATCAGGGGATGGTGTTACACCAAAGCCGCTACCATGACTGGCAAAGACCATCTGAGGTGCGGAGCGTCCTGTAGATCCTGAATTGTAGTCCGCATCACGATGAGATTTGTACCATTCGTCACGCTCAATGTGGCGCAGGACTTGGTAGCTGGTTCCCAGTGTGTCGTTCTTTTGTAACTGAAATGAATTCCAGTCTGAAACCTTGAAGAAGTCAGGCCACGTATATTCTTCCTGACCCGCAACCAATACCTGCGTGTGTTCAGAAGCGTTAAAGGGCCACTCAAACTCGGCTTGGTTAATCTTAGCTACAGAAGCCTTAACGGCATCCTTAACAAGAGCATGCACCCCTCGAACAGATGAGAAGTCTCCTACGGCAATCTCAACCTCGTTGAGGCGGCGTAGAACTAGGTTGCAAAGATCAATATATGAAGTCGGCATGAAAACCCCTCAAAAGGTAAACTGGGGCCAGCGAAGGCCAGCCCCAATATTGGATTTAAGCTAGGTTGTAGTTCGTTGTGAACAGGCCTTCTGGGCGCAAAATTTTCCGGCCATAAAGCTGCATGCCACGGACGATGTCCGAGAACTGAGTTTGCGAACGCAACGTCTCTGTTTTGGCAATCTGATCTGCTACAGCAACTGCAGAGTCATGACCGGCAACCAGTACGTTGAAGTTCGTTTCGGAACCCGCAGCATCAGAAGTGTCAGCACCAGCACCAACGAATGGTGTGTTGTTGGACTTATAGACACGGAAGCCACGAATGAGGCCTGGAAGGCGACCATTGCGGATTTCTTCGTCACCACCAAAGTCGGCGTTGATCAACTTGCTATCTGTATCCATCAGAATCTCAGCAAAGATAGGATCAACTACGACCCAACGGCCTTCAGTTGCTACGTTGGCTTGGTCCATCTTACGACCAATACGGTTCAGGATAGACAATGGGGACGTAATGCCACCAGCGCCGCCGTTACCTGAAATTGGTACAGAAGTAACTTCACCAGCTACACCCAAGTCAGCACCACCAAAGTCAGTGATGTCTAGCTTGTTGGCTGCAAGGTATTCGTCTGCATCCGCAGCAGCATTAGCTTTTGTGCCAGGAACTGCAGTACGACGAATCCAATCGCCACCAGCGTTCTTTTCCCAGCCAGACATGTAACCAAGAACGTCCGCATCAAATACGTCACGTAGGTCATAGCCAGCACGGTCAGTTGCAAGATCCATGAAGGATACGTGCGAGTGTGCTTGCTCAATGTCGTCCAAAGCAAATTGGAAGTAGTTGGCTTGGTCAACGACCATTGTGAAGTCAACATCGGTCAAGTCTTGCGTTGCAAGAGAAGTACCACGAGCCAGTGTATTAATAGTGATTGTAGGCTCTTTGATGATCTTAACAGAGTCGCCCATGTTAGCGATTTCGCCAGCATAGTCTGTGTTTGTGATATCTTCACAAATGGAACTCTTGCGGAAAGCTTTTTGGACTTTCTTAGAGTAGATCACTGGTGAGAAGTTGCCGCTGTTCAGGTTGGTATAACCCGCTGCTTTAGTAAAAGCCATTTTATGTCTCCTTGTGAAATGGCGGCGCAAAGTGCGCCAGACAGGACACCGAAGAGGACAATTGAGTGGCAGTGTTAATGCGAGGGTGCGTCCACAACACAGAAGCTATCTGAGTCGTAGAAGGGCCTCACCGCACTGGTGGACTTATCGTCTGAATTCTTACGGTAGATAGTAAACAGCGACAGAGGTGGTCCGTGAGGAGGCTCATGCTGTTGGTAGAGAGGTTTCCCTCAGATAGAACAACAATCAGTAGTTATGTTGGTCTATTAAAAGGACACTCGTAGGTGGGGGGTTACCAGACAATTCACTTGCTAACTGGTAATGACATTATAGCACACCTCACTAGCTAAGACAATAGTTAGTGTTAGTAGGTGTACCCAGGGGGGCATCCCCAGGATACATATTGTTTATGTGTCAGTCATCAGCAAAGTGAACAGTTACGACACTTAATTAACGTGCGCCACCAGATATGTCGTAGTTGAAAGTCTGGTTCTGCACTGACGCCAGGATAGCGGGTTCTAGCTCATCGTACTCTTTATCCGACATAGCCTCGACCTGAGACTCAGAGAACTTAGGCACACCGCCTGCGGATGGGGCAGGACTTGGCGCACGACCTACCGAAGTTGCTGCAGCCTTTGGACCTGTGGTTTTACCCATGTGTACGTCGTACTTGTACAGATCGATGGCACGGGAAGCGGCGGTAGCATCGGTATTGTTCTTATACAGATCGTTCTGTGTGGATAGAGGCTGTAGGGCCACCCAGTCATGGAAGTCGCTGCTTTGTTTAATCTTAGCAAAGTCAGGATGCATTTCTG